ATATAATTAAAGTATAGAAAGGGGGTAAGGAAATGGAACTTGAAAGAGTAGTAGCGCTAACGGCATTCATTAACTTAGCAATCGCACTAGTTAACTTGCAAACAGCGAAAGTAAACAGCAAGAAAAGCAAGGAAAACGAAAAAGACACTACTTCAGAGAAGTAGCGCCCACAAGAAAAATTAAAACAGAAGGTTAAGGCTGACACCCTTAGCCTTCTACCCTAAATATAAACGATAATGAAATACTATACAATAGAGGTGAATGTTATGGAAAAACTAACTATAATTTTAAATGTAGCTACTTTGCTAGTAGTGTGCGCGACGATGGTTATTTTAATAAAAAGCAGAAAAAAATGATAGGTGGCAAAATAAAATGAAAAACTACTCTTTCAAGTCACAAGAAGAACTAACGGAATTTATACGAAACGAAATAATCAATACGTCGGAAGCGTTGGAAATATTACAATGCTCCAGACAAAATTTAAATAATTTGGTACAACGCGGCGTATTGAATCCTATTAAGGATTTACCGCGTGACCGATTATTTTATCGAGAGGATATTGTAAAACGTAAAAATGATATGGATAAAAAATAATAAATAACTAAGTCACATTCATTCCGAGTGTGGCTTTTTATTATGAATAAAAAACCGAGCATTTAAGCCCGGTTCAGTCTTTGCTAATAATTCCTAGACGTTCTTTGATAGCGTATGAAAGCAATTGAGAAAAGTTTATATTTTCTTTTTCGCCGGCATCGTTTAGCCATTTAGGAATAGTTAATGTTTTTTTAACTGCTTTATTTTCCATTTCTTCACGAATGTAATCCGTTCTAACTTCGATAATAGAGATAAAAGCACCTTTAGGAAGTGTAGAAGCATCTGGAATTGAAGGGGTAGGAATTGTTTCGTTATCTTCTTCCATTCCGTATAAGTAGCCGGCTAGTGCATCTTTAGCCATTAATAACGCTTCTTCTAGGTCGCTACCTTCGGTAATGCATCCAGGTAAGTCCGGGAATGTTACAGTGAAACCTTCGTTATTGCCTTCGGGTTCAATAATTGAGTGAAAATAGTATTTAGCCATATATATATAACCTCCAAGAGGGAGGGCTATTTCAGCCCTGCCTGTTTTAGTATTTTGTTTTCAGTTTTTGTTAGTAAATCTTTTCTAGGATGGGGAACTGTTACTTTACCTTTCTTAGTAGGATGTTTGAAGTGGTGATGACTTCCTACAATACTATGTAATGTCCATCCGTCTTGCTGTAATAACTTAATGACTTCTCTTGAGGATATAATGTTTCAACTCCTTTCTATACTCTTATTATAACACGTATGATTTATACGTGCAACTATTTTTTTATATTTATTTAAGTCACTTTTTTAAGTGGCTTTTTATTATGTCTTGAAAACTGAATCATACAGCCAATACAAATAACAATGGACTAGTTAACGGGCGAGTAAGTATCTTAGAAACTAGATACCGAAAAGTGCCGGCATGTACTAGTAACCGACAGGGCGGAGTATGGTGCAGTTTTGAAAACATAAATAAACGAGGTGAGAGCATGAAAAGAAGTTGTTCATATTGTGGGCGTATACATGAGCGTTCATATACATGTAGCGCACGTGTGAAGCCTTCTAAGAAGGTAACACATATAGACAAGTTTAGATGGACAAAGGCATGGCAACACAAGCGCAAGTACATAAGAGAACGCGACAACAATCTATGCCAGATATGTTTAAGACTTAGATACAACACAACGCAGCAGTACAATTTTGAAGCGTTAGAAGTACATCATATAGAGCCAGTGGTGAGCGCATGGGATAGACGGCTAGATGATAGCAACTTAATAACCTTATGCAGAGAACACCACGAACAAGCAGAGGGTGGAGAGATACCACGCTATGAGCTAGAAGCAATAGCACATGAGAATAACGAGAAATATAAATTATAAATTACATCCCCCCGGGGTAAAAATTTATTTTTGGGAAAAGTCGGGTACACCGACTGCCCCCATTTATTTAAAAAATTTTCCCGAAATGAAAAATGGAAATGAGGTGAGAAAATGGCTAGACCATCCAAAAGCGTAAATACCATGTCAAAGAATTTAACAAAAGAAGAAATTCAAAAGCGTAAAGAAACCGAGGATAAACTAAAAGGGGCTAGTGACAATATTTCTCCGCCTGCACATTTGAGTTTGTCACAACGGAAAATTTTTAAATACATTGTGGGCGAGTTAGAAGCTAGCGGCATCTTAGGAAATTTAGATATTTATATCCTGGCAACATGTTCGATTGCTATTGACCGTTTACAAGCGATTGAGAAAACAATAAACGAAGATTTTAATATGATTTTCGATAAAACATTATTGTCTGCAAAAGATAAATATACAAAAGACTTATTCCGTTGTACCAATGAATTATCATTGTCTCCACAGGCACGCGCGAAAATCGGAAACATTAATTTCGAGAAGCAAAAAGAGCAAGGCGATCCGTTGCTAAAAGTTTTGAAGGGCGGCGGTAAGTAATGTTATTTGAAAAAGCGATAGAGTACGCCGAGCGAGTAGTCGCCGGGAAAGAAATAACAACGAAAGAGGTTATTATCCAGTGTCATTGGTTTTTGCGAGACTTAGAAAAACAACATGACGATGATTTCAAATATTATTTCGATGCGGCAGAAGTTGAAAAAATCGAAGGTTTATTGCAGCTATTAAATTTTGCAACCGGGTTAGGTGTCATAGGGAAAACAATTGCTGAAGGTTTGGAACTATTCCAAGCCTTTTTTTTAGTGAATATTTTCGGTTGGCGATTTAAAAGCGATTCTGAAAAATACCGTTTTCGTGATGTGACATTGTTCATTCCGCGTAAGAATGCGAAAACTTTTATTTGTGCGTTAATCCTGATTATTTTAATGCTAACAGAGGACGATTATTCCGAGTTTTATTCTATTTGTTTAGATAGAGAGTTAGCCGGCGAAGTAAAAAAAGCTATGACGCAGATTATCGAAGCAAGCCCGCACGTTGCGGATTATTTCACAATCCCGAAAACACTTAGCGGAAAAATTAAATGTAAAATCACAAATAGTTTTTATCAAGCACGTACCGGCGAAGCAAATCGAAACAATGCGATTCGTCCAAGTGCTTTCATAGCCGACGAAGTAGGGGCATTCAAAGATTATAGCAATATTAACGCTATGAAATCCGGGCAATTAAACGTTAAAAATCCGTTGCGTTTTAAATTAACGACGGCTTATGCGGAAGATAAATCTATCATGCTAGAAGAAATCAGTTACATAAAGAAAGTTTTCAACGGCTTTATTGAGGACGACAGAATGTTTGCCCTGCTTTATTACGCTGAAAAGGAAAACTTATGGAATGATACCGGGTTGTATCAAGCAAATCCGTTGCGAATCGAAGCTAACTATAATGAGATTCGCGATAGCCGAAAATCAGCCGTAGAAAAGCCGTTAGAACGTGAAGAATACTTGTGTAAACATATGAATCATTTCTTGCCTAGTGCCAGCGGTGAAGCCTATGTAGACGTCAATGACGTTCGAAAATGTAAAATTGATAGCTTCGATTGGTCCGGGCGTAACGTCTGGATAGGGCTAGACTTAGCCATGACAACGGACAATTGCTCATATTCGATGGTTACAGAAGAAGATCAAAAAATATATGCCGATTCTTTCGCATTCGTGCCAACGGAACGCATACCCGAAAAAAACAGGCTAGAGAAAATTAATTATCATGATTTCATTCAAGCCGGTAAATGTTTTTCTTGTGGAGATATGACCGTCGATTATGGTTTTATCGAAGAAATGATTTTGGCTATCGAAGAAAAGCACAATGTTTTTGTTATGGGTGTGGGCTATGACCGTTATAATTGCCTCTCAACAGCCCAAAAGCTAGAGCGTGCCGGAATGGTAACGGTTGAAGTAAAACAACATTCTAGCGTATTGCATCCTGCTACAAAGCTATTGAAAGAAAAGATATTAAACAAAGAATTTCATTACACTGAAAATGTATTGCTCGAAGAAAA